GTCTTTTACCCGAGGTTGTGTTAATATAATATTACAATCAGATATTGGAACAGGTAAACCAGAAAGATATAATCCTACTTGTCTTAAATCTCCTTTTATCGCCATAACAACCTGCCTTAGCTCGCAGGATAAGTATATTCTGATGGTAAAGTATCATCAATTTTTTCTCTATCATCGTTTCCATGTGTTGCACGATAACGAATTAACATACCACCTAAATATTCATTAAGAACTACTTCTTGCGCACCCATAAATTGTAAAGTACCAATACCACTTAATCTAGTATTGTTCATTAAACCATCAATGTACCCCGCAATTTGATAAGGACGCAACTTATAATCTTCAAGTTCCCAATAATCTAAGTGACAAATAATTGTAAAACTAATAATACAATTTCTATAATGAGGATTTTCAGACGGTGTAAAACTATCAAATTCTAGCAAAATATAAGACTTAACTTCTTCATGCTCTTCAAAAGTTAGTTTAGGCACCGTCCGCAAATACTTACCCTCTTTAAGGTCATGCAATGTTCTTTTATCAATAATCTCTTGATATTGTCGTTGTGATTCATCAAGACAATTTGGCGTATTAACCACTAGTAATCTTTTTAATTTATCACTATATGGTCTACTTTCTACAAAAAGTTTCCGCCAAATTGTTTCTTGATCAACTTCACAAGACAGGAAGGTGTTTTTGAAATTTTTAGCTAACAATGCCGATGCTTTTTTCATCTTTACCTCCCCACAAACTACCAATCTTAACTGGTAAAGTATCTACTACATCTTCACCGTCTACTTCATGAGTACAACTAAGTATAAACTCACCCTTCTTACCAGTTAATACTTCAATAACACACTTAGTACCATCTTGCTCAACTATGCGTACTAAATTAGTATCAATACTAAACACACCATTAGCTGTGTAAGTATAAAAATCATATGGATATATTTCAGTTGGGCCTTTGATGTATGGTTCTTGCCAATCTATAGTAACTTCCATTGAGTTGTTACCTTGAGATATGACAAAGCTACCCACCGCACCATCATAAATGCGAACTCTACACATTTGACCTTCATCTAATATCTCTGTTACAAATACTCTATCATTACCTGTAACAGTCCATGTTGAATTTTTATCATAGTACTCCGCAGGAATAAAATAACCAACTGTGACATCTTGTTTTACAACTTCTTGACCAACAATATTGGTTTGTTGCGATGCATCAACAATTTCAGGGAGTTCCGCGATCGTATTATCGTAATACTCTTGGACTTCTAGTTCTAATACACCAGGCACAGAAATAGAGTCTGTAACTTGAACTTCCCACATATGTCCTGCAACTTTAATATGAGTAAATCTATTGAAAAACTCTCTAGTTTGCTCATTATTTTTAATAAAGATAGTACCAGATAAATTTAACTCATTAACATTAATACCACGTTTAATAAACCAGCGAATATCAGTTTCAGTCGGCCCTTGGAAATAAATCCAATAGCTAGTATCATCTATTGTTAAAGTATATCTACACCTAATAATTTCTGATTTCAAATAAGCAATTTCAGTTAATACTGGTAAATATACCATCCAATGAGTACCATCATCTAAGCACTCAAAAACATCGCCTGGCTCTAATTCACTATCAAACTCAACTGAAACAAATTTCTTATCATAATCAGGTTTTAAATTATTCTCATTAATTAAAGCAGGTCAAGCCTCATGAATAGGTGTTTTAATCATGCGGCTGTTATAATCGTTCGTTAGGGCTGCCCGCAACCCATTTAATTTTTGTTGTTTAATTCTGCCCAGCATGTCTCCGCCCATGTATTCCAATCTAGCGGCTAAGGTCTTAACTGACATTTCGTTTTAACCTATCTACTAAACTGCAACATTCAAAAATAGTGCGGCGGTACTTCAAGAAATCTCCTTCATCGCCTTCTTCAATTAATCCCTCTAATTTACAAATTAAAGAAAATAAATCTTGCTTTTCAGGAAATAAATTATACATACCTATTAATTCAAGAGTAACAGTTTCAAGTGGTTTAATCCACTCTCCACCCTCTTCCCGCATCGGTAGCAGTTTGAAAATTTGATTACCAACTCTTTTTAAGCACTCTCCAAGAGTGTAAGAATCAGTATCAATATTAGACTCGAACACACATAACATTATAGACGCTCGACAATCTGGGTGTAAGCGGACAAGAAATTGCCATTTGCGTCTTTCTTACTGCGTCTGCGGTAGAGGCGCTGTAAGTGAAAACCTTTCTGCTCATACTGGGCTTTTAGAGCAGTAAGTTGTTTAATATGACTTGCTTGAGAAGTAAATTTAAAATCTGTACCACTATATTTTTGTCTTACCAAGTCAATAGTAGCTAACTGATAACCAATTCATTCACTAATCATATACTGGCGAATAATCATTTTTTCTTCAAGATTTAGCTTTAAACCAAAATTTTTATTTTCTAAATCTATACTGTCGAACAAATTTTTTTCAAGCGGAAATTCAAAATGCGGCAGGGCTGCCAGAAGAATTTCTTCCAATAATTCTTCAGTATCTTCTCTAGTCATTTCCATAAACATATCATCGGTAATACCAGCTAAGAAAAAATCATATTGTTCTTGGAAAGGAGTTACTTCTATTAGTTCTTCTGCCATATCAATCTCCTTTCTCAACTATTACTGAACACGTCTCCTCGTTTTAGGAGCGGTTTGTGCAGAGCGACGAGTGTGCGGTGCTTCAGTCTTAGGCGCCGCATCCATCTGCGCTTGAAAATTAATCATACTATTTACATCGACACCCATAATATCTTGAATTGCTTTTCTCCTATTGGTGTCGGGAATCTTCAATTGTACTGCCCTATCGACTAACATATTTTTAATACCTTCAGGCCCGAACTCTAGAGCATCTAAAAGTTCATCCATAGGACGTAATATAAGCGCCGCATCAATATCTTTTAATGTCCAATCATATTCAACCATTGTGGGGTCAATACCAAATTCTTTGCGAAGTTCTTGATTTTGAACTGAAAGATAATTATGAAGTAAGACTTGACCACCATGTTGATAGTTAAGACGACGGAGTTCACCTGCGGACACCTTTTTAGTTTCAAATGGGTTAAAAACAACCCTACGATTGAGTTCATCAAGCTTGTAAACAACCATGTGGTCGACAAGATTGCGAACTTCTACCATATCTTGATCTTTTAACATATTTTCTCCTTTTATCTCTTAAAACAAGTAAAAGGGAAGGGAAGAAAATATTTTCTTTCCCTTCCCCTTGTCGCTAAAGTTAATTAGCCTTGCGGAGCAAGAGTTAATCCACTCAAATTGTATTCAAATGTCTGAGACTCTGCACCCTTGGTAACAACGACCTTCAACGGTTTGGTGAGGTCGTCAACAGCAATCACTGCGATGTTGTCGATATCAAGCTCGACAGTGTTTAGAATACCAACTGCGATGGAATCTGCATCGTCTTGGTCTTCAAACGCTAGTGCCATGTAGTGATTTACATGCCAAGTATTAACGTAGGCTGGAGCGTCAACATACTTAAGAGTACCAGTAATTGCTCCATTAGCAATTGTTAGACCTTCCTGTAGGTCTGTTGCTGTTAGCCCCCAAAGATCGGCCGTCCCGTCCTCGGCTGTAACGGTCGGGCCTATTAAGGGTTTGTTGTACCGCTATCGTCATCGCCGCCGTCAACGGGAAGGTTGTGGATACGGCTAGCTTTCTTAAGATCGGTGTTACGATAGCTAAGCATAATGCCATTAAGAAGTGTAGCGATACCGAACTTCTGATAGGTCTGGAAGTCGGTGCTCCAGTCGTCGTTGTCCTCAACTGTGCGGACGCAAGCGCCACCCTCAAAGACTAGCTTAACAGGCTTCTCGGAACCAACAGGCATGATGTAAGCCTGGGCAGGATCGATAACCTTCTCTTGGTTGGTTTCATCAACCATAGACTGCGGAAGAATGATAACTTGGTGACCCTTGTAGATACCAAGCATACCCTTGCTCCAGAGAGTGTCCTTCATATTGTCGGAAACCCAACCCTGGGCAGGAACCATCTTAGCAGCAAATTCTGCTGTGCAATAAATAGCTGCACGACCATAAGCATCGCCGATAGCAAGGAGTTCATCCATTGTGTCCTCGTCAAATCCAGCAACCTCTGCGCGCTGAACTGCGGGGAGATTCTTAACTGTAGCCTCAAGAGCCTTAGCAATCTCACGATAAATGTACTCGTCCATACCTTCGATGATAAGACCAGTGAGTTCAGAGAACTGAATGCGGCCATCGAGGAATTCCTCGAAGCCAATGCGAGCAGCTCCACCGATAGCGCTGGTTGCAACCTCGAGGGAGCGACCATCAAGCATGAAGACTTCGTAACGACCAGCTAGACCAACGCGGGTGACGAAGTTTTTCTTTGCACGAATCTTTGAAGATTCAGAGATGCGCTGACGGAAGATAGCCTTGTCGCCCTGAGCAACGCGACGGACCTCAGCAAAGTCCATGTATTGCTGCTCAACACGAGCAGGGAGAACCTCATTAAGAGTTTCCTCAATAAGACGGAAAATGAGATTCTGGTTTTCTTTGTAGGTACGATAGTCAGGAGCAAGAGCCTTAAACTCAACTGCTAGAGCTTCGTTAACCTGATCAAGTGTAAATGTTTCTTCACCAAAGGAGTAAGCAACTGGAGCCTTTGGATCAGCAGAAACAGCGATACGAGCTAATTCGCGAAGATCTTTATAATCCATTATATGCTTCCCTCCTTCAATTAAGCCTTGATGCACTGTAGTTTAACAGCAGGCTGACCATCGGGAAGAGTCCACTCCCTGACAACCCTAAAGACGAGAGTAGGCTCGTCCTCAGCGTTTTCATCAACTTCTGCTAAAATACCGTCTTCACCTGGGGTTAGGTCCATGCCAACCTCAAGCTCTGTTTCATCTGCGAACATATTTGTAGTAAAAAGATCACCAGCTACAATGCCGAAAACACGAGGATAGATCTTACCATCATAAGAATCTTCTACCTTCTGTGCCCAGTCCTTGTGCATCTGGTGACGCTCATCATAAAGCTTTTCCTCATTGTAAACGAGCATCCAAGCGCCGTCCCCATCAAAATTGCATTCGCCAGCGGCATAGTCATATTTAACGAACATACCATTCTCGAGGATTTTGATACCCTCTTTAGCGGGGAGCTGCGCATAGACGCGACCATCACGAGGAGCGGATAAGTGGTTAGGCTCTACCTGACCATATCCATCGCGTGTAATGGTAATTGCCATATTAGCACTTTCCTCCTTTATTTATTTGTTTGCGGTTTGACGGAGTACTTGAACCAAACTAGGAACAAACCCCGCAACTTCATCATCTAAAGAGAAAGTAAGACTTGGATCTTCTTCGTGTGCAGGCTCAGCCTCAAAAGTAATATCTTCAGGCTTACCTGTCAAAGATTCAAAGTCAACATTCTTATGAACATAGATGACAGCTAGTTTAGATTCAATTTCCTCTAAACTATACTCTGATTTGTGCTCAATCACGTCTGCTTTATCTTCATCAGAAAGCATGTGATATGAGTTAATCAATGCATCCTTTTGCTGATTTTCGATGCCTAGCTTGAATTCACGTAACTCTTCAACCTCTGCGCGTAAGGAAGAAAGCTCGCTCTCCATAGCTTCAAATTGCTCTTGCGAGTAATTTGTTGGCTCATCTTCGTCCTCTTCTTCATCATCCTCATCTTCAGATGTAAATTCATTGTCCACGGAATCGTCCTTGTCGTCATCCGCAACAAATTCAGTTACATCCTCGGGTTCGTCAGAAGAATCGTCTGCAGCACCGTCCGCATTACTATAATCAACGACTTCTTCAGCTACAGCCTCTTCAACTACTTCTTCAGCAGCAAATTCGACCGCAGGAGCGTCCGCCGCAGATTCATCAACAATTTCTGTCTGCTCTGCAAACTCGTCAGGCATACTCGACCCTCCTTTGCTTTGTAACGCTTCTTTTAATTCATTCATCATCGTAAATAAGGTTTGCTCAAATTCTTGCCTTGAAGAGAATTCTTTGCTAACCTCAGGAGATGTAACAGCACTACCTTCAAAGCAAGGTTCTACGTCATCCCCAAGAATGCACAGCTTACTAAAAACTGCGTCATTAATAATGAAAAACTCAACTCCGAGATTATTATCTGTTGCCCAATGTCCATCTAAAGTTTTATCATCAAGTTCCATTGATTGAGGTTGACCTTCTTTAATAACTTTGTTGAGTTCTTCAAATTGACCAGACCACAAGTAGCCTGTAGTCATTAAATAAGTGCGTTCAACTTGATTATCAAATTCGTCTATATCGACAAAGTTCTGGAATCATACTCTAGCATCTGGAGCAACAAAACCATAGGGAATTGTTTTGCAAGAAAAAGTAACTTTTCCATCTTCAATATGCATGATATGACCATGATCGCCAAAATCTCCCTTTTGTTCATCCCATGCAGCTACGATAGGTGTGCCGCGAAGAGTTTTAGCCATCTCTTCCGCAGTTGAACGATTAATATAAGAACCATTGCGGTTATGTCCTAAGTAAAATACTTTAATTTCACAACGAGACATGAGAGGATTAATATCCAAAGGTTCTAGATTAATAAACTGCGGCCCTTGAATTGTGTTAACTTCAGAAATATTTTTTAAAGCCATACAATCCTCTCCTAACTCGCAGATTCTCTATTTGCAATTGTTTTCTCTGATTTTTGATCGTCTGGTAATTCAGGACGCCCACCTTCTGAACCACTATCACCTGATTTACCGCTCATGGTAGAAGACATTTGCGGTGGTACAAATAAATCTTCAAGATGTAATAGTTCATTCTCAAAGTAAGCAGTTGCCATAACTGTACTCTGTGACTGCCCCAAAGCAACCTGTGGCAATAACTTGGAAAAACCAATTTGTGTTTGCTCTTTGTAAATCTTGGATAAATCTTTATAGTTATAAATAGTTGTTGGTAACATACTAGCTTTATACTTTAGACGCTTCTCATTTTTATTAAATGGTTTAAGTAATGTTTGTACATATTCCTCAAACTGTAATAATAAATCAGTCATAGTAGCTTCGTCATTTGCAATAGATTTCTCTAAAGCAATATTACCATCTGTGTTAAATTGTTTTTGACTAACACCAGCTTCATTGTAAACAGTTCTTTCAACTTTATCAAGCTGATCCGCAGAACTCATATTACCATTATCTGATAAATCTTCAACCTTAACATCAGCTAATGTAGTAAGAACACTAATACCAATAGAATCTCCAACCATTTCCACCGCATTATTATGGAATGCTTGAATTTCAGGAATATCAAAAATAGATTCACCATTTTTATCTAATGGCATTTCTTGAATAACTAAACGTAATAACTGTTGCTCCATGCGTTTCTTATCTAGGTCTTGCGCATCCTCTAAGTCCATTAACTTAGGTATCACCGCAACAAACAATGGAATATCAGTATTGCTAAGATTAAACTTAACTGTCCTATCTGGATCAAGAACAAACCATCCATTATCATCGCCATTAAAGTCTTTCTTTAGTGTGCCACGCTTATAAGATAAATAAGCTTTCCTAAACTCTATTGGGAATAATTTAAGAACTCTAATTCTATAATCCACATCGCTGAATCTATCATCAAAATATTTAATATTAAATTCTACAATGGGTTTTCCATTTTGCTTATAACGACTACGACAATAATTTACAGGTAATTCTTGTAGGTACGCCGCATCTTTTTGTTCGACCCTATAACCATAATAACAACCATTTCTAACAACTTTAAGAGCAATTTCCCCAAAGTTCTTTCTTAAATGACAGTTATCCAAGAGGTTAGAAGCTTTGTACCACCCTTCAATAACTTTTTCAGGCTTAATAGTTTCATCATAAATGATCGGAGTAATTGTCCAATCATACTTATAGAGATAAGCCATATATCGACATAATCTCATATAAATACCGTTCATATTAAAATAAGCTTGAGAAACAGCGCGCAAAGTAAAAATATCTTGCTCTGCTAAAGCCCTCATAATATCAGCTCGTACAAAAGGTCTGCGGCGAGCGCGATCCTTTTTGTAATAATCCAAATCAAAGAATACATCATTGGATAAAGTAGTTTTTCCAATTCTAATTTTGTTAAAATCCCTAGAGGTATGCGGGGATTCTGACTGCGAAGTTAATTTAAAATCGTTTGCGGTAGCCACCGCTCACCTCCTTTAATAACCTGCCGCATTCATAATATACTCATACGTTATTTTAGGTTCATCATAATAAGGTATAGTAATTAATTTTATATTATGATCTAAGCAGTATTTTCTTTTCTGTGTATCATTGTATCGCTGTCTACTGACTCCACGACTTCCACCAAATTTACTAACACTAGTATAGTGTTGTCGTCCTTGCGCTTCAATTAAAAAATCTAAACTACCATCTTCAGCGAAGATAGCAAAATCAAAACGTAAATGTCGGCCACTAGATGCGATTAAATCTTCAAACTCATATTCTTCTTCAAACGGAATGTCATAATCTGTTAGAATATTATGAATTTTTACCTCCATACTTGAAGCTAACATTACATTCCTCCTTTAAACACTATCTAATAAATATTCAAAAACACTTAACCTAAATTATTCTATCTTACCCCAATTTTTTTACTATAGAGCATTAAATCATTTGGATTTAATCGCGCACGCTTGCCACGTTTATCTTCTTGTAGTTTACACCAATATAAACCATAAATTAAAGCAGAAAACTTGTCCTTCTTAATCTTTTTAGAAGATTGTTTCAAAATAATATGTGCGCCATCATTTTCTTGAATTAAGTTTAACATCTGGTCTTTTAAGATAGAGGTTTGCACAAACGGTTGCAGGTACTCCGCACGTTTAGCAGGACT